AGAGTTATTATCATCATCATATTGCGTATGATCAGTAAATAAACTAGATGTTTGGTCATTATATAACCATCGTTCAAATCCATCGAATGACCCTATAACACTATCACGTCTTTGTTGATTAGTATTAATATTTCCTTGCAACGAAGTATCAGTTGTAGTAGTTGCTGTATTTAATGTTACAATACGACCATCATAATATTCAACTAAACCTAGTTTATATTTAAAATTATCCACTCTTTCCTTTGCCGATGAAAAATGAACAAAGTTCTGCATTCCGGAATAATCAATATGTAAATTAGAACCAATTGACCCAGAGAATATTTTATCTATTATTTGTTGTGATGTTGATAAATTAGTATCTAACAACTCATTCCATGATTGAAAATCAGTTTCTGTTACAGTCCCTCCTTTTGTATCTATATTAAAATTAGGTCCTAACAACGTACGTGTTTCTGCATCCTTAGCACCCGGTCCTGAAAGATCTATATTATCAATATATGAATCGGATAATTGTTCAATTATCCATAAATTAGACTTAACTTCAATTAACTCATCTAATGGTTTATATAACCTAACAACAAAATCATTTTCTGCATCCCAATCTTTTTGATTTATTATCTTGCTAAGTTTATTATCTCCAAAATTAATAGATATATCAGTTGATATAGGATGTTCTTCAACCGATAATATATTAGGAGCTCCATTATCATCTAATACCCTTACTTCATTACCATCCCCATCAACCTCGGTTTCATAAATATTAGTAGCATGTGTCCCACTTCCATACTCTTCAAGATATTGTTCAATATCAAGCTCCGCAGTAGGCAATGCTTGTATATGTACTTCTAATCGGTCGTCGGAAATTTCTTTTACATAAAGAGCTTGGTCTTCTTTTGTACCTAATAAATCTCGATATACATTAACAACTACCTCAAACTGACCTCTCTCTATCCCTAATGATTGACACGCTTTACCATAGTTAATATGAAGTTTGTCTACAACAACTTCAAAATCATTAATACATCCACCGGTAATATATGTTGATTCAGATCCTATAGTATATAAATGTATTTCAACTATTGGACGATCTTTTGGTGTTATGTTTTTAACATCTAACTGTAAAATATCTAAGTCGGACTCATTCCATACTATTCCACGAACAACTCCATTTGTTTCTTGTATTTCTTTTATATTTGAAAATCTATCTAATGCCATATCTTTTATGCTCTATTACCTGGTAAATTTTTATTTGGTAAAAAATTATCAAACTTACATCCTGGGACATATGAATTCATAATGTCTTGGGGGCCTTTAGGCCATACTATACCATATCTTTTACTACGTTTCCATTCATTACCATCTTCATATACTCGCTTTCTTAAATATTGTATCGCATTATATTGTCTTTTTAATTGGTCTCTTAAAAATCCATCTATTGCCGTACGTAAATTATTGCCTAGGCTATATAACCCATCGTCATTTACTCCATCACATAATGCTTCCATTTCTAATAATTCTTCATAGAGCGTCTGGAATTCTTCTACGGAATCAGCATGTAACATCCTATAATCTACTTCTCCTAAATCATCATATACATCGTCAATAATCTTTGACGCAAAATCTATTGATGTATCAGCCGCATCAGCAGCTTGCTTAAATCCTTCTACGTCCTCATCTATTTCATTTAATATACAAGCGGTTAGGTACCAATTATCATCAACAAATTCCCATGGTGGAAATGAATACTCATCTGCAGGAACCTGACT